TATGATTACGCCCCCGGGCCTTGTAAGGGATACACAGTCGCGGTTCATGACCGGACCCCGGGGATCACCTGGAGAAACGAACATGCACGTTCCTACACACGACTGTTATGGAGTACCTCATTTAACACCTTTTCTTTGTAGCACCAGCAGGATTGAATATCATACCCGCAATGAGGGTTCGGGCCCCTCCTCCAGGCGTTTAGTATGTTACAGGAAACAATTCTGAGGAATACCCAATCCTCAATATGCGGGAGGGAAGTTGTGCAACCGTATACAGGAACGCAGGATACTATCGAGGGGCGGGTGTAGATGGCAAAAAAGCAGTGTACTATCTGCGCACACCCGAAGCGCAACGATATTGACAAAGCGCTCGTCCTGCCAGGCTCATCTTTACGCACTATTGCGCAACAGTTTCAGGTCTCCAAATATGCACTTCACCGGCATGTGAAAGGGGGGCATATCGCAGCGAAGATCCAGAAAGCACAGAACGCCCGGGAAGCACTTGAGGCAGATAACCTCCTCACCAGGATCCGGAAACGATACATCAGGTTCGAGCAGCTGGCAGAGAAGGCCGCAAAACTCGGGGATGACGAGACTGAATTAAAAATCTACCATGAGGAGAGAGGGTTCATGGAACTTGAGGGGAAGGCAACCGGGGCATTCCGGGAGAAGGTGGAGCATAGCGGCACGGTCGGGATCCAGGTCAGCACCATGAGTGACGAGGAGGTGAAAGCCCGTGCTCGCGAAATTCTTGACCAGCACTGACATTGCCATCCTCCAGGAACTGGACAAACGGTTCTTCATCTCAATGGCCCGGCCGGCACAGAAGCCCCCCGGGGGCACCTGGCGGTACTGGATGCTGAAAGCCGGGAGAGGGTATGGGAAGACCCGGGTTGGTGCGGAATGGACGATCAAAATGGCCCGCGAGCACCCAGGATGCAGGATGGCACTGGTCTCCCCTACAGCAGCAGACGCCCGGGACGTCATGGTAGAAGGAGAGAGCGGCGTGCTCACCGTCAGTCCTCCTGGGTTCAGACCACTCTATGAACCGAGCAAGAGACGGTTGACCTGGCCGAATGGATCCATGGCACTCCTCTTCTCAGCTGAGGAACCGGACCGCCTGCGAGGCCCACAACATCATTTCGCATGGTGTGACGAGCTGGCAAGTTGGAAATATCCCGCGACCTGGGACATGCTTCTCTTCGGGCTCCGGCTCGGGCAGAATCCCCAGGCTGTAATTACCACCACACCCCGGCCGGTAAAGATCATTCGCGAGCTCATCAAGGATCCCCGGTGCGTGGTCACCACCGGCACCACCTGGGAGAACAGAGAGAACCTGGCCCCGGCGTTCATCGACTCGATTGTCAAGAAATATGAGGGTACCCGGCTCGGCAGGCAGGAACTCAACGCGGAGGTCCTGGACGATAACCCCGGCGCACTCTGGCAACGTGACGTGATCGAGAACCTCCGTGTCACGTCGCACCCGGTCCTCATCAGGGTCGTGGTCGGTGTGGACCCGGCGGTCTCTTCAGGTGACGAATCAGCGGAGACCGGGATCATCGGTGCCGGTATCGCAGCCGACGGGCAGGTGTATGTCCTCGACGATGCATCACTTCACGGCAGCCCGCTGGATTGGGCCCGGGCGGTGGTCCGGTCGTTCCACCGTCATAAAGCCGACCGGGTGATAGGGGAAGTCAACAACGGCGGCGATCTCGTTGAGGTCAACCTCCGCACCGTTGACAGGTCGATCCCGTTCCGGGCGGTCCATGCATCAAGAGGGAAACTCATCCGTGCTGAACCAATCGCGGCACTCTACGAGCAGGGGAAGGTCCACCATGTCGGCACGTTCCCCCAGTTGGAAGACCAGATGTGTGAATGGGTGCCCGGGGAGAAGTCTCCCGACCGGATGGACGCACTGGTGTGGGCGATCACCGAACTGACAGCACGAGCACCGATTGAGGGAAGACGGTTCCCGATTGGGGGAGCGACCAGGAAGTGAGAGAACATGACCATAAGATCAGAACTTGCCAGAATCATTGCCGGAAAACCGAAACAGCCGGCGGACCCCGTCACAAAAGGCGGGACATCGACTGAAGACAAGAACCCGTATGCCCGGATCGGTGTCGGTGGCAAAGGTGACCGCCGGCAATCGATCCAGCGGTTCATGAGGGCATACAAGAGGGGCGGCCCGTATGCCGACATGGTGGACGCATACCACCTGTTCACGCTTGCACCCGGGTATGAGTTCAAATGCAAACCAGAAGACAAGGCCCTGAAAGACCGGGTGGTTGCATGGTGTGACCAGGAGCATGTTGACCTTGATTTCATCATGCAGCAGGGGATCCTCTCGGCGAAACTTGCAGGGGACGCATACCAGGAGATCATCTATACCAAGGACGGCACAGATATCTGGGGCGTCATTACCCGCGACCCATCCACGTTCGAGAAGACAGTCGACGATTTCGACAGGGTTCAGGGATACATTCAGTATATCCCGCGACCTGGAGGATTCGGAGAGACGCCGATCCCGATTGAGAAGGATAGGATCATCAACCTCCTGATCGACTGTATCCCCGGTAGCATATACGGCCAGAGCGTCTGGGATCGTGCGGAAGACAATATCAACCAGGACTGCGATATCGTCGAGAGCGTTACCAAGGCCATGCACCGGCATGGCACCCCGAAGACTGCATGGCAACTCGGGAGCGAAGAGAACCGGGCGTCTGATTCGGATATCAAGACGTTCAGGAAAGAAGTTGAGGAGATGAACGCGAAGACAGATTTTGTCGTCACTCACGATACCAAACCGATCCCGATGGACACTGCCGGGATCAACAACGTCGATGTCTACTCAAACGTCAGCCTGCAGCGGACAGCCTGCGCTCTCGGAGTACCTGAAGAAATGGCCGGGCTCGGCCGGGGGTCCACCGAAGCCACGGCAACGGTCCGGATGGAAACGTTCCTGAAACGGATCACCGCCATCCAGCAGGTCGTCGCCCGCACGTATTCCCGGTACCTGATTGACCGGATCACCGGGCAGCCAGGGAAAGTATGGATCGAGTTCAACAGCGTCAAGCCGGAAGACTGGCTCAAGATTGCAGAAGGAATCTCGAAACTCCGGTCAGGTGTGGACCCTGATGCCGTGATTGATGAGAATGAGGCCCGGGAAAAGCTCGGGTTCCCGCCGAGGGAATCTGCGAAGGAGGCACCTGTGTAAAATGCCCCACCACCAACTCGCCGCAAAGTACAGGAACGATCCGACCCAGGCAAAGAAGATATCCGACAGGATAGAGAACAAACTGGTCGGACTCTTCGAGCAGGCGAAAAAAGACCTTGAGAAGATCCTGCCCGAAGACAAGGCACTTGAATACAGGACCAACGCGATCCCTGCCGAGAGACTTCCTCAGTATTTCAAGAAAGTCGATGAGACCTTCCAGTACGTCAACGAAAGGGGTGCCGAGGTCTTTGGCAGGAAACTCAAGGACGGCACCACGGTCGGGGAGATCCCGAAGGCATGGCAGCAGGGCCAGGTCTACGCATCCATCCAGTTAGGCGCACCCTACGAAGTCCGGAAAGTTGCCTGGGAACAGATCGGCACGAGGATCATTGAGGGGCAGTCGGACCTCAAGAAACTCACTGATGAGAATGCCGGCCGGGTCAGACAGATCATTGCGGACGGAATTATCAAGGAACGGAAGTTCGGCGATATTACCCGCGATATCGTCCGGGAGACCGATAAGGTAGGAATCAACCGAGCGATCATGATCGCCCGGACCGAGACCATGCGTGCGGTCAATGATGGGGTGCTTGACAGGTACAAGAAGAGCGATGTCCAGTATGTGAAATGGCTGGCGGCAGGCGACGAGAGGACCTGCCCCGACTGCAAGGACCTGGACGGCAAGGTATTCCCGATCGACGAAGTCCCGCCATGCCCGAAACATCCGGGCTGCCGGTGCACCTGGACCCCTGTTGTGCGTATGCCAGGAGAGTAGGAGAAAGAACCCGAACCCACCAGGATCCTGACCGGAATTGAGGTGAACTGAATGGTAAGAAACAATGAGAAGATAAAACCTGGTTCCCCGGAGGGAACACCCGCATCGCAGGAGACCCGCCGCCCGATGGCAGTACGAGAGATCACAATCGAGGATAAGGTCGAGGCCATGGAGGCCCGGGTCGCCGCCCTGGAGAAGATCGTCGACGAACACCAGAGGTATCATTTCGGGAGGAAGCCCTGAGTGGCCTGGCACCCCCCCCTCTCCCCTGCGGAAAAAGAATACCTGAAAAGGCACCAGGACGAATGGCCATCAGTACTGGCCTATAAAGTATCTCAATTATTCGGGATACCACGGACAGAGCGGGGGATTAGGAATGCAATTAAGAAGTTGAAGGAAGAACAAAAGGTATTTTCATGAATATTTATCGATTTGAGTGGGGGTTGGTAATTGCATTCGTGATTGCAGAGACCCGTGAAGAAGCACTGGAAAAAGTTCGTGCAAAAGGGTCGATAGCTAGGGAAGAATATCCAAAAACTGATTTTAATGATGAACCTATTTATAGCGAAGAAAGTAGCGACATCATCATGCATTTTGGGTGGGATTGAGAAGTTGAAAAATGAAGGGTAAGTGTATAACGAGGAGGTAAACAACGATGGCACGGTGCATTGTCTGCGGGAAAGAAGCGGGGTACATGGAAGCAGATAGCGGATGGTTCGCATTGGCATATCTTACAGTAAGTACCCTTAACTTACCCCAAGAGTATAGGACTGCGGCCAATTCGTTTAAGTCGAGTGTGGGGGTTATTGAGGTTGTCCCCTTCTGCTCAGTACGTGTGAGAGAATTGGTTAACACTCCAGATTTGAAAAATATTTGGGGGATCTGCCCGGAATGCATGAATCAGGAAGGATGTGAGGAATGAACAAATGACCGAATATATACCTGGAGATGTGGTTTTCTATGGTGACCGAATGTGCACGTACCTATCAAGTGATGGGGAAAGAGCAAGGATACTCTCCTCATTTTCTGACTGCGAAGAATCCAGCGTGGTAATCTCTGTCGATCCCTCAGAGGTACACAAACCAGAGAGCCTAAGTGAGAAGTTGGTTTGCCTCTTCTATGCGGCTGATGCAATGGGGTTGAGATACAAAGAATTGCATTTCCAGATAAAGGCATTACTTGACGAGGAAAACAAATGACTGACGATCTCACATTATTTCTGGAAGGCCCAATGGTAAAGGGCCTTATCTCCCTTGGTGATCTCCCTCCGATTGGTGAAGCAATCGAGGACTCGCATTCT